AGTGAGGAAGTTACCATCAACTTTTTCGTATCTGCATCTTGAAGCATGTGTACGAATATCTCCATCACTATCGACAGAGAATGTAGATGTTTCTTTTAATATCTTAACTTCATAATTACCCCTTACGTATTCTGTAACAGAACCGCCCCTACTCAAGTCATTATACAAGAACGTTGTCTGGTTTGTGTAGGCATTGGATTGCAACTTCATTTCATTCTTGGCTTGTATTGCCATGTTTTCATCTGACTGAATAGTGCATACACCACCGACTTGCATCTGGTAGTTGCCATTTACTCTGTCAAACCTATCACCTTCAACCTCACTGTGCATATTACCTTCAACATATAAATTGACGTCACCTATGATATGCAGTGCCATTCTATCGCTGTCCACATCTGTGCCAATTTTTATGACAAGATTATGGTCTGATAAGATATATGTATCATTATAAGAAACTAAGTTGTTGTTATTTTTTTCATCTATGTTAAGAAAATTACCATTTGCATTGAGCAAACGTATGTATTCACCCTCCTCAGTATTGTTCATCTCGAACATATGTCCTGCAGATGTTGACTGAACCCAGTTGTATGGATATTTAATTTTTACTTTTGGTGAATCGTTTTCTTGATTAGTTCCACCTGAGAATGGTGTAATTGACATTAGTATCCTCCATATCCACCCTGCTGTGGTGGATTATTCTGAGCTGGTGGTGTTGATGGTGGTGTAGGAGTTGATGGAGTGGACGGTGCACTTGGTTGTGTTGTGTCCTGATTTACGGGAGTTGACACGGGATCAGTAAGAGTTTGCTGAGTCTGTTGTGCAACAGTGGTATTTGTAACAGTTGTTTCATCAACTGAACTATCAACTAAATTGAAAGCATTATCAGTTAGAGAAAGTTCTTCCTCTTCTATGATAGATTTTATCATAGGATGACCCACACAGTCAATATATTGTGTGAGTGGCAATACATTATTCTCTCTAATTTCTCTTGGACTTGTGTAAGTGTATACCACACTCAATAATCCACCAGTTCCTGTAGCATCCTCTAACATAGGTTTAACAAAACCTAAGATTGGTTCAGTTGCAGTCGCTGTTATTAATCTACCTTGAGAATCTACTGTTGCAGATCCAATTTTTTTCTTCTTGTCACCAACTCCTATTGTTATGACTGGATTGGTATATCCTGTTCCAACATTTATAATACTCAACTTATCTACTTTAGGAATTATATCACTACACCCTGAGTACAATGCCTTCGCACCTTGTGGTATGACTAAAGTTGGAAACTTCCTATCATAGTTCAATACAAATTCATGTTTGGATTTAGTTCTTAACTGCATTCCTACCTGTAGTTGTGCATTGAATGTTGGGTCTATAGTTGCTAGTAATATATGTTCATCATCATAATTTGTGTCAACCACTTGTAAAATATCAGGAGAACCCTCTATAACTTGCTCTACATATTCACCATCATTAAGATGTTCTTGTAAACCACCTTTATTAACTAATACACCATATTGTTCTTTCGGGCAGAACGTATCAGCAGGATCAAATCCATATCCCACACCAGTCTTGACAACCTCAATAGAATCAACAACACCATTTTCAACATTAGTTTTAAATTCTGCACCACTACCTTCTGGTTCATTACATGTAAATTGTGCTTTGACTGATGCTTCTGCATTAACGCCCGATCCTTTCTTCTGCATCAATACACCAAGTATCTGTCCTATGTCATCTATGATAGGTAATGCTTTGATAGGACTTGTTGACTGTAAATTATCCCATACCATTTCTGGGAAGCATGGTTTCTTATTTAAGATACTATTGTTACAGTTGACTGCTGAACTTGCTATATTACCCGCAGAATCATAAAAGTTGATACCCTCAAATTTCTCTAGAGGTCCTCGTGTATCAAAGTTCTTGAGTGATAATCCAGTCGCAAGACCAGCTGCACTATTCAAGTCAACCAATGCACCACTTGCAGTATCAAATACTTTCTTAACTCCATTGCGATCAATAGCAGGAACAAAACCTTTGATAGGATTACCATTACCTATAATTGATATAGCATTTGGTGGTTTGAATGGGAATTGTGCAATATTTTTCGCAGTTGCATCATTACCTTTTGCTTTTGCACCAGTGCCTGTCTCAAATACAGATGCACCAATAGCACATGATAGAGCACCATCACAAAATAGATCTATAAAATCTCCTACCTTGTTAAGTAAGTTTTGTATCTTATCCTTTGCACCCTTGATAGCACCTGTAACACCTTTCAATACTCCTAGTGCACTTGTGATGTTGTCCATCAACTTTTTCATAATCTCACCAAGGAAGTTTTGAACCAAACATAACGCAGTGTCTAATACGTTTTCTACTAAGTCTTTCAACATACCTTTGATAAAATCACCAAGTTCACCTATTGCTTGCTTAAACAAACATGATACTAAGTCACCAACATCTTTAAGTTGTGTCCTGACTGCAGTATCTAACGCAGGATCAGGAATACTAAGATTGGCAAGTCCATCCTGTACAAGTTTATTGGTCTCTTCCATGACCACGCCCTTGATGTTAGCAGTCAGTCCTGTAAGTTTCTTTTGTATGCGTTGTGATACTATATTAATTTCATACTCCATATCAACAACTTTACCAGTTATCTTATCAACGAACTGATCTATGTCGTTCTTCTCTACACCACGAGCAAACTTCATGAACTCTGCCATGGGTGCTTCTAGTTTTGTAGCAGTCTCACTACCACATTTACCGTTACCAACTTGAACTGTAACCTTTTGTTTTTCTGTTGCTGCTGCTTGTTTCTCAGTCTCTTCTTTTGCAGGTCCTCGTTCATTCTTTGTGTCAGTTGTTCCTTCTTCCTTTTTATGTCCGTCGTTGTTCTCTGCTTTCTTATCATGTCCAGTATCAGCATTAACCTCAACAGTATTCGCAGTGTTTCCTGATGAACTACCCTGTTCACCATGATCTCTTTTCTTAAAGAATGGACTGTTTAATTGTGCAAATCCAAACTCCTTTCCACCTTCTTGAGTGTATGCACTTATTGGGTTTTCATCAGCGATAGAACCCATGACTATAGGAACCTGTGCAGATGCACCATCCATGAAAAATCCTACAACCCAACTGTTAAGTTGTAACTGTTGTATAGATCCAATACCAGATCTCATTCCATAGATAGCGGGCATCAATACCTGTGCCCATGGAAGATCAACTGTAGGTAACTCTTTTCTATTTGGATTATGATAACCTATAATTCTAACCTTGACCTTGTTAGTCCAGTCAAAGTCAGAATAATCATAGTCACCCTCACCATCATTTAGTTCGGTATTCCAATATCTTCCACCATCATTCTCTACCTGTCCAACCCACCAGTTGAATCCATCTTTTCCTATAAAATTAGCAAACCCTTCATTCATCATACTTCTGCACCATCCGAGTCTGTATATAATGTGAGTCTAGTAGACATCTTATCTTCACTAGTCTTAAATGTTCTTTCTACTTTTCCAACAACATATTTACCAGAGTTTGTAAAGTCTTGTTTTCTGTCACTACTACCTTTGTAAATATCTAACTGAACTACCTCACCTATCTCTAGTTGATAATCAGATACTAATTCTACTGTGACTTTTTTATTGTAAAATAATTTTTCCCTTAAACTGGATTGTGAAAGTTGTTTTGTGAATCCCTGTGTATACTCTCCTTCCGTAAACAATGCAGAGTCTGATATCTTTGTCATAATTCTGGTGTATGTCACTTGAGTATCAAATCCTTTGTAAAACTCTGGTGTCTTACGAGAGTTCATCACGTTAACATCCTTGTAATATTTATTGATACTAAAAGGATGTTGTTCAAATTTCATGTTCGCAAGGTCAAGTGTCATCACATTACTTGAGTACGATCCATAATTCAAACCTTTGAATAGATCGACAGATGATTCTATTGTGACCTTATCAACTGCAGTGATACCTTTGTCATTATCTTCCTCCATCTCTTCCTTCTCATGTCCAACAACCATACGTGTGACAGGAGCTTGTCTAGCAAAGTAATCATAGGAGACAAAATTATATCCTGCTCTTGTTTCAAAAAAAGCATATCCTGCTGTTGCTGCTTTACCACTACCTTTAGCAGCTGGTATTGCTCTTCCTGCCAACCATCTGATTGCAGTAAATGGATTCCAATATGGTGATACAAAAGAAAATGTATTGATTGTTGGTTCAAAGTTTGCGATCCTATCATCTGTGACACCAAGCAAATCTCGTAATATTTCTTTTTCTACGATCTCATCTATAGTTTTACCACCACCTTTTCCAAATCTACGTGATACTTTATTAGCAGCATTGTTTAAGAAGTCAACCTTGCACATCATCAATACAGCAGATGATTTGCCACCAACGTTCTTTCTGTCTTGTATATCATATATCACAAAATCTCCACCTATTTGTGTTACGTCTTCACTGTCTCCTATCTGTATGAATACGTTCTCCATACCTGTCAACTCAGATATAAAACCTGTCTCACTATCAGTGACTTGAACCTCCATAAGCATGGTAGCAGACTGTATATCTTCAGTATACCTGACAAACAGCACCTGATTAATTCCAATTGGAGGAAAATCTGCAATTAGAAAATTAATTAATTGAAAATTTGACTGTGTATTGACTGACATTAGAATTGCGAAGTTATATTGTATGCATTAATAAATGGGGACTCTTCAATATTTGGTGCTGCGAGTTCACCACCCTCTTGACCTCCTGCAGATCCACCACCACCCATGAGTCCTGCCATTGCAGCATCACCTGTTCCTTCTGCACCCTCAGATAATTTTTTGATCTTAGCATCTTTTGCAGATCTAGTTTCTGCTATAGTTTTATCTGTCAACTCTGTTAAATTCTGTGATGGTTCATCAGGAGGATTGAATATGTTTTTAACACCTGTGAGTGCTTTCATACCAAATTTCATCGCCATACCCATAGGTGTTGCTGCTAGTGCTTTTCCTGCTGCACCTTTTATTTTATCCTTCATACCAGATGCTTTACTTGCTAACCCCTTCATGCCTTTAAATGCCTTAGCACCCGCATTAAATGCCATGCCCATGGGTGTCATACCAAATAATTTTTTAGCAAGACCTTTACGTTTCTTAATTGGTTGCATTGCCCTAGTGCCTTTACCACCGTCACCAAGTCCTATACCATCAGCACTTCCTGTGTATGGTGCTCTCTTTCCTGTGGTAGGATCACCCATTTGTGCGGGCATTAATTGTTGTTGAGGTGACGAACTAGGTAATTCTGGAGTTGCACCAGATCCACCAGTCTCACCTTCAGGTTGCTGCCCACCAAAGGCATTCATTGCCCTGCTTATTAATGCTTGTAAAACTGTAGGTTTCTTATCATCATCATCCTTATCATTATCCTCTTCATCATTTGCAACTTCTGTACTAGCAGCACCTAACTTAAATGCGTTTGCAATCTTAGTTATGTTTCTATTAAGAATCTTGGATGCCTCTTTACTTGGTGCAGGAATCTTTTCCAATAGATCAATCAGTGCAACAGCAGCAGACTTAGCAGGAAGTGCCATTGCATCACTAAATGCTTTCTTCATCTTAGGATCTAATTCAAAATCCTTTTCTAATTTCTTATCTACATTCTTTTTCTTATCACCACCATCCATACCACCTTTTGCTAAACTAGTAACCTTCTTAGATCTCTTGACTGGTAATAAACCTCCTGTGACAGGACTCCTATAAGTTTGGTTTCTTGCATCAATATCTGCTTGCACCTGTGCAAGTGTTTGTAGTTTCTTTGGTCTACCTCTTCCTCTCTTTGTGATAGGTGCTACTGGATTTGGAACAAGATCTTGTTGTGGTGCTGCTTTTGCTTTTACTATAGGTTCTGATCCTAGACTGGTAGCTTTTACATCAACGGTCTGCTCAGACGCAGGAACACCCATTGCACTACGAACTGCATTAGGATTAGTAATAAAATTACCAATCCCCTTTCCTATATTCTTCATAGAGTTAACAGCTTTCTTCATGATGAGTATGTTAGTTGTGCATTACCCTTGCCATGTGGGTCAAGAACATTAGTTTCATTTCTACCCCACTGATTCTTTTTCCTATTTTTCATATACGTAGGTACAGGTATGTAGACGATTTTTGGTGGAGTTGGATTGAAATTGATAGCACTAGCTCCAGTTGCCCTTTCACCAGCTAGTAAAGGATGCTCTGCTAATGCTAATTTTGCTGCTTCATTTGGATCTTTTCCAGACATAATATGATCTAACTCTGCTTCTTCACGATTTGCCTTTTGCAACATAGCTGCATTTGATGTCGGAGCTTTGATTGAACCTGATGAACTTACCTTTGATTCTTCGGGAGGGATATCTGGTAACCACTTGTTCTTACCTTTCTTTAACCACTTATCATTATCTTCTCCGTTTATGAAGTCAAAGTGAACTGGATCCTCTTCACCTTGCCATTGGAAACCATATTTCTTACCATTCTTTCTCATCCATTCGCTTGCTTTACTACCAAACTGTATGTCAAGTGCCCAACCTTGTCCATGTGGTGAGTTGCCAGGTTGTGCAGGATTTATAGCATTTGGATCTCCTGCCTGTGCTGCACTGACCAATGCTGCTTGTTGTTCTGGACTTCTGTATGATGATGTCACACTATTTGGTAGATTGATACCATCTTTTGCTGCAGCGTTAACTGCCCTCTTCCATGCTTTCATGGTAGGAGGATTCAAAACAATAGGTTTACCAAGACTGTCCATCGCAGCGTTTGGTGTTGTCATTCCTGCTGCTTGCTCTTCTGCTTTCTTTTGATCAGGCAATATACCCATATCTTTAGCAGCAAGTGTAGCATCTAGACCTACAGATATAGCAGTTCCGACGCCAGGTATTGTACCCGCAATACCAGATGCTGCCTCAAGCAATGCACCTTTCATATCTCCTGCCATCAGTCGCTGTCCTGCAAACAACAGTCCTGCACCTAGTCCGACAAATGGTATTTTCTTGAGTAGTCCTTTTCCTAGTGCTTTACCACCAACTTTTGCTAGTGCCTTTGCTCCTACCTTAGCACCAATTTTCTTTGCACCTTTCTTTAGTAGTGACTTTCCTGCCTTACTAGCACCCT